AATTATTATTAAATTGTATTAAAAATCTACCAAATGCAATACCATCTATACCAGTTCTTATTTTAATAATCGTTAAATCATCTAGTGTTTGATCTGTGGGATATTTTACTTGTAAATCATTTATTACTAATTTAAATCTATTGGAACCAAAAATCCATGGTTCAATGTAACCACCAACATTACTATTGAATGTATATCCTTCTTCAGATTCTTCGGGTGAACATGGAATATCTGTAAATGAAACATCCAATGTAATAGTATATAGACCAGCAGAGGAAGATATTGGAAGTGATATTGTTTTCATTTCATCCAAATAACACCAAATACTTATATTATTTGTTATTGAATTATTTATTTTATACCAACCGATATTTAAATTCACTATAATATTGTCAGCAGTTTTATATGCTTCTATTAGATTTGGATTTATTGGTATAGCATTAGTAACATATGGTCCTAAATATGGACTAGAATCTAGACCAGTTATAATAGAATTATTTTCTGTTAGAATTAACCAGTTAAATAAAAAAGTATTTTGTAATGTTTGGTCTAAATAAAATCTTTCCTGAATTTCATTCAATTCGGATGATTGTAAAGAATTGCTTGGTAAAAAACCAATATGAGAATAATTGTTAATCATTTGCTATAAATTCTGCTACTATAAGGATATTTATATAGTGGCGATGTATTGATATTTTTAAAGGTATTAATATCGTTAATCGGATTTATTGTACTCGGAACTACGGTAATATAATCAGATACACTTACTAAATCTACATTAGATGGTGTTAGTTTGTTCATAGAATACCCATATGTAGCTAATTCACTTTGTAAAGAGAATAAATTTAAACTACCATTAGCAGATATTACATGAGTCAATTCGCCGCCAAATTGCAATCCCATTAATATTGTTTTATTTGTAGTTTTATTATAAACAAATAATGGACTACCACTGTCGCCCACAAATACTGACGCATCATAAGGTTGATTTGTAAAAATATTTGTAGAATATAGTTCTGCTGTATTATTTCTAAAGTTTATATAATAATAATTGTATTGTGGATTTGATGTTACCTGTAAATTAAGAGTTCCTCTAACAATTTTTTCTGCTCCACATATTCTCCAAGATATTGCACGACTAAAAGCAGTATTATGATTAGCATTAAAATATGTTTCTACTGCAATATCGTTTGGATCAAAATAATCATTATATACTGCTATTAAATTTGAAGTAACATAGTCTTGTAAAGATTGATCTAGTCTATAGACATGCATGTCTCCAGTTACCAAAGGAGATCCATCCGCTCGTAGCACCTTCTGAGAAGGACACGATATCGTTGTTCCATTCTTTAATAAGAATAAAAATTCATATGTTGCTGGTCCTGATCCCAAGAAATGACCACAAATAATAACATGTCTTGGGGATATTAGTACACCAGTAGGCTGACCATTATTCCAATATGCTATATTTGTAATTTTTGATAATAAATCTGGAGATATTGTGTTTAAATCTGAGGGCACACAATAAGTTAAATCAAAATTAATATAATTAAGATTCCCTTGAGGAACACCATATCGTTTTATTCTTATACTCTTACCACTAAAATCTGGAATAAAGGGGGCAGTGTCGTTGGCATAACTGTTTAGATTATATCCATTTGGAAATAATCCTCCATGTAAACTGGGAATTTGAACGGTTCCAAATATGGGTTCGGAGGTAGGCCAAGATGCATAATTCCAAACATATAAGTCGTGCTTTTCTTTGACATAAGCAAGACCTCCTCTATTACATGCAGTATTGTCATCCAAATATAATACAGACATTATGCAGGTGTCTTTGCTATTAAATAATTATTCATATACTGAATTAAAATTACACCCTGCGATGCTGTATCAGCATTTTTTCTTATCTTCAATAATGGTAGAAAATCGGCCGTGAGCGTGGTTCGTGACACCCAAGGTGTGTTCTTTGGAGCAATTTTATATCTACTTGCACCACATGTATTTTGAATATAATTTCCAGAAGAATTATCATTAAAAATATAACCAGGGTTCGTTTCTGTAGAAGAACAATTTACAAATGATGTATTTACCTGTAAACCAACATATGTCAATGGAGGTAAAGTACTAGTAAATAGAGAAATACCCATGGCATTTACATTTATACTCATCCAGAATTTAAATTTAGTAGTAGGATCTGTAACCAAATACCAGCGATATCCAGGAGCATATCCACCAGCTTCATTGGAGTTAAATACCAATATATTATTATTACCTTGAGGAATAATAGCAGAAATCAATTGAAGTGGATCTAGTGGTATGACACCTTCCCATCCAGGACCATATAATGAGTCTGTTGCGACTCCAGTTAGTTGTAAATTTGTTCCAGTTTTCCACCATTTTTGAAGAAGATTATCTGATAGAGTTTTTTGAACATAGAAATTTTCTTGTATTTCATTTAATTCTGATGCCTGAAGAGCATAGCCTGGCTTAAATGCAAGCATTGGATAATTTACATTATCTACGCTATCAATTATATTTGTACTTGCTACTCTACTAAAATATGGTGCATTTTTTAGTGGTGTATTTCCCGAAAGGAATGGTGTTATTCCTGCCATTATATTGCCTCTATTCTATTAATTCTTATTATTTTTGGTACTTCGCCGCTTGCGGATACTAATACTTGAGATGATATTGATTTTGTTCCAGATATATTACCACTATATTGAACAATTGGAGGTACTTCAGTATAAGCCGATACACTATATGAATTTGTACCATCATATATTGTAATTGCATTTGATGCTGTATTGAAATTTGTAAGTGCCGTTGTATCTACACCATTTACTTCCAATATTATATCATTTTCTGTTTCATTTGTAGCATTTACTACATTTACATCATACATTATATTGGAAGTATTTGTATTATTCAAAACTATATTACTTCCAACAGAAGGAGAACTTCCTCCTGTTTTTGTTATTTGAATTTTTGTATTATTTGTTTGAATAGATGATTGATATTTGCTTATTGTGGTTCCCGCAGGGACGATTTCATCATCATCTGTGGTTAATAAAGGATTATCAACAAATCCATAAAAATCAATTTGTGATGGAATGGTTATATTATTTTCTATTAATTGAGTTGTTGAAATTTGTATATCAGTAGAAATATTTTTACATTCTAGAGTAGATATTGGATCTATTCCTATACTATCTATTTTATCAAAATTTAAATCTATAGTTGATATAAACAAATCTACATCTATATTTGGAAAAAGATATTCTGATAGATTTAAATCTACATCATAATATCCAGAACCTCTATTTAATAATTCAATTCCATCTACAACATATAAACCAGATGAATTTATATGAGTCGTTAATCGTATTGATGCACCAGTTCCTGTAGCAGTAAGTATGGTAAATTCTGGATTTGCTGCTGTTACTATTAGATCATTTTCACTAAATGAAGATAAATCTATAAAACAAGATAATAATGCACCATCTTCTGGACTATTGATTGCCATTTTATATAGCTGATTATATGGAGAACTTGGTGCTAATTGATTATTATTTACATATTCTCCTATCTCTGTTAATTTATCATTTATGGTAATTGACGATTCAGAAGCATCTGATCCATAGAATATAGAAACAAAATTATCATCATCATCAAACATAGTAAAGCAATCATAACAAAATACATCTGTCAGAGTAGTATATAACTCTCCAGATAGATAAGTAGTATTAGTCGATGCTGTTGCGGGTAATTGGGTATTTTCCTTAACATATACACCACAATTACCACAAGCACCTGTTTCTCCACTACAAAAATTCAATACCTGTGAATATTTTGTAATAGTAGTATCAAATTGAAAATCATTTAAAGATATTACAGGAATCCATGAAGAACTAACAAATCTACTCAAAGAAGGTGTTATTTTATAAAGAGCAAGCCACTCATATCCATCATTATATCTCTGAACACCCGTTTCATGTGATGGTGCTATTGTGGAAGCACTTTTTCCCCGTAAATCTTTTCTATTTTTACTATTGTCAGATAAACAAAGATAGACTATTCCGTTAGATTTATTGTGACTATAGAATGAACCAGTATTTATACCAGAAGAACTCCATGGAGTATATACTGTGCTTTTATTCCATGATACATTAGGAACAACACCAACGACATCATTTTTTCCAATTCTATAAGTAATTTGTGAATCTCTCCATAAATTAATAGATGATGTATTGCTATTATCTGTAGCAGATGAAGTTCTGCTTTTTCCAAGGAGTAAATATTTTTGAGTTTTACTTCCTATTTCTGAGATATATTTTTGAACTTTATCCGATTTTACAGACATATTAGTATCCTATTGTGACAATGTAATGTGATCAACAATTTGCACATGATAAATTTTCATTTGGAGTAGTAATTCCAGAATCTAAACACATATTGAAAAAGTCAAAAATATTTATATCGTTGAATTTAGTTTCACTTATAGTTGGTGACCAATTTGGAAAGAAATATGTTGAACCTGTGAATCCACCATAACCAGTACATCCACCACATGCAGTCAATCCATACAATGAAGAACCATCAGGCCCTGTTGCAATTTGTGTAGTATATGCTGTATTTATTCTATATGCAGAATAGTGTTTTAGTACTGAAATTTCACATATGCCATTGGTTATTATGTCATCAGTTGGTGCAATATAATCTGAAATTTTTCTTTCAAAAACTATGCGTAATCCAGCTGGATGTACTGAGTCCAGATATGATTGGGCATAATATGCAGCAGTTATTCCAACAGATAATAGATATGAATATTCATGAATCCAATCATTATCATGAAATCTAGCATTATTTAAATATGAACCAGCTAAATTATTTACATTATCATAATCACCAGTTACTCCACTAAATTTAAATTTATCAGATATAAATTTACCACCATTTAGTCTTAATATATTTCTTTTTGTTTCATACACATAGATATCATCTTCATTTACTGAAAATAATACCTTAAAGAAATATTTAATTCCATTTATGGTTGTTTTTCTTTGGTAAAATTCTCTACGAATTCCTTTTACAAAATCAACAAATGCAGAAGGAACAACCGTTCCCCCATTACTTACAAGAATATTTTCACTCAAACCATTGATATATGTGTAGATATATCTCTTATAAAATTCTTCTCTTGTTTTTTCTATATCAACTAAATCTAAAAGATTTTCAGAAAGCATATATTGTGCTCCACTAGAGGAATCACAATATAACCAATCATAATATTTTTGCAAAAAATCAAAAACACTTATTGCATTTCTTTTATCTGGATCATCGTTCTTTTCATGTACAACCCATAATGGAATGTATCTAGAAATATCAAATACCGAACCACATGTATCGAGTTTTGGTTGAAAACCATCTAATGCTTGTTCTATGCCATTTGGTAGTAAATATTTTAATTGTGGATTAGTATTTCCATCTGACGGTAAACCATCATCAACATATGTTGATAATAAATTAAAAAATTCCTCAAGTTGGTGGTTTGGATTTTTTGGAGATTGAACTATTATCGGTGTAATCAAATTATTTCAACTCCAGTTTGATATATACTTACTAAATTGTTATTAGATGAAGTGAAATATTTCTTAAGAAAAGGAATAGTCAAGGTAAATGCTGTAGCAGCGATTGCTGGTATTTGAATTACACCTTTCTTTATTTGTACTTTACCAAAATATCCAGCTAAATCAGTATTTGATGTAGCATCTTTGGCGATCAAGTCTACGAATCTATTTCTATCTGTGGAATATGTTGTTCTTAGATATAGAATTATTGTTCTGTTTTCATTGGTTCTAAATGGAGTTGTTATTTGTAGCTCGTCTATAATGTTGACATCAATTTCATTTTGAAGATTTAAAACTATTTCACCATCAGTTGGATTTATTATCTTTTGTGAAAATAATTTAAAATCCTCTGGATTCATGACTACACCAGAATCTAAAAAATATGCATTGACATCATCACAAACTGTCTGTGCATTGAAAGTAACATTGAAACTATTTGCTATCAAATAATTAGTTTGAATATATGATTTTACACTATTTATTATTCTTTGTTTATCATTTTGTGATGCAGATCCATTGTTATAGTTAAAGGCATATTTTGCAGTTACATCCAGAGATGCCGAAATGACATATTCGGGAAATATAGTAATTACTGATTTTTCTCTTAAGAAATTTATAAGATTAGTTACTATGGTCTGATTAGTGGTACTCAATGAAACAAATACTCTTCCATATTTTGGTGGATATATTTCTTCACCACCAAATACTGCAAAATCATTTAGGCTTTGAGCATAACCTGATTCCATAATCAATGCAATATAATCATTTTTTGTAACTGCTCTATCTTGAGCAGAAAACCACTTTGGTGCTAAAAATTTAATAGTATTCAAATCTGGTTCATTTAATCCACCACTAGCTTTATCAACTATACTTAAATTGAAATTACCAGTTCCAAATATTACAGCAGAGCGGAAAACAAATATATCATTTGCTTCAGAACCAGATGATGTTACATATCTAATTCTTAAATTATCATTTGCTGTTAGTGAGATACCTAAATTATTTTGAATACCAAACTGAACAACAAAACCATTTACTGTTCTTTCTACAAAATATATTTTTTGATCTATATCGCTAGAACTACCTATATTTCCAGAAAGTCTCCATACGCTGTATGATGTTTCATTTTGTAGTTTTACTTCAATTTGAAGTGTGGATAAATCAATATCAGAATTTGGTATAAAATATTTTTGTGTTCCTACATCTAGAGATTGAATTGCTGTGGTATCATACACTAAACCTTTTGCTTCAATTATTTCTACTGCACATTGACTATCTGCAATATTTACATCGTCTAGATTTCTAAATGTATAATTTCTACCATCATCATTGATGCCATAAAAAATAGAATGTTTTGGTATTATATTATTAGAAACATTTGCTAACCCAGTTAAATTTATTGTTGTTCTTGCTGATCTTCTACCAGCAACAGTGTATCCCAAGGGCTTAACCAAAGATATAACAGATTCCATTCGTTGTGCAGAATCTAAGAACATCTCACTTGCAATCATATTGGAATAATATGCATAATAGAATGTATTATAGGCTAATAAATCAATCAAAGTTCGTATTACAGAACCTTCATAATTATAGTCTTTAATTATATTTTGATTTCTTAAATATTCTATTAGATTATTTTTAATTTCATTAAAATCTAAACTACCAAGCACTGGTGGTATATTATCATTTGCTGCCATTAACGCGACCTTTCGAGATTGATTGTTATTTTGTCTTTGGTGTTTAAACTTATAACTGAATATTCTATTACAATATTTATATCTTTAATGCCATAATTAATATGAACTTGCGTCACATCCACTCTTGGCTCATAACGATTAATCTTATTTGCTATACTTATTCTATATCCAGATAATTGAAACTTATCTAAATTTTCAAATAATAATGCATAAATATTTCCACCAAACTCAAAATCAAATGATCTTTCACCTGTATTGGTTAAAATTATATTTTTTATAGAATCTCGAATACATCCTAAATCTTTTCTTAAATTAATATCATTCGTAAATGAATTTTTAGTCAAAAACATTGGTAAATCTGAAAATACATTTTTCAATATTGTTGGATTTATGGGCATGAATTAATTTGCTTTTCTTGGTATACTGTCTCTATTTAAAACTAACTGCATATGCTGACTTGTTTCTTCTGTAAAAATATGTCTTATTTCTGTTACCATCCAGTATCCATCAAATCTTTTTGCATCACCTGGAATTTCATCCTCAATAAGTTTTTTATGAACTACCTTAATTAGATCACCAATTTTTATATTTCTATTGGGTGCAATAGAAATAGTTACTTGTTGCGACATAAATTGAGCAATCTGAGCATTTCTAATTAACGGTGTGTCTTTTGGTGTGTCCCAATATGTTGCATATGTTTTTGTATATTCTAAATATTCTGGAAATTTCTTACCAATTTCTGGACAATTACAGCTACATGGATTATTTGGATCAATCCATACACATCCAAGATACTCTTCTCCTAGATGTTCTTCTATTAGATCGCATTCTCTTAATTCATTATATAGTTGATAAAGTTCTAGATAACTTGGTTCTCTTTCCTCTGGCATGTGTTCTTGTGCTGGACAATTGCAATATGGATTTTCTTCTGGGCAATTTTTGTTTTCAACTTTTCCATTTGGATTTGCACATGTAAATCTAGCACATAGACTAGTCGATCTACCAAACACAACAAATTGTGCAGCAAAATTATTATCAAATATATCATAATTTGGTTCTAAGGTTGGAGGTGTAATTAGACCGTATTCGGTTTCGCCACTTAGATCATATTTCCATACATCTGAAGCAATCAGACCAGGTCTATAAACAGTATAATCTGAATTAAACCAATGTAATGATGTATTAGTAAAATATTTCTTTAAGTCTGGATGCATATCTTCTATCGAAGTTGGAGTATAAACATCCATTGCTTCCGCAAAACCATCATTTGTATTTGGCATGAGGAGATTATTCATATTTGCTTGTGATAACAATTCCTGAGTATCAGGTGTATCTGCAAGTCGGAGCCATCGTTCTACCTCTTCACCATACCACCACTGGTAGTTCCAATATCCATATGTGAAATATGCACCACTATAAAATCCTTCATACCATCCACTAAACATAGTATTAAATGCACCAAAAAATCTTTGAGGAACAAAAACATTTTTAGGGAAATGAAATGACCACCATGATCTATGTGGTTTTATTTTATTATGAGAAGAATTTATATAGTTACTACCAAGAGAAGATAATTTATATTCTGGATCTACCGACGAGGTCCAATGTGCTTTATTGCTACTATAGTCCCACCAGTCTCCATATTCACTATATCCATAATAGTCCTTTGCTTCTGCTGTATTATTCCAGAATCCCTTTGGATCTGAAGTATAATATGGTCTACTAGTCTCAAAACCAATCTCTGGCCAAAGATCCATGCTATTTTCGCTAAGACCTGTGTTTATTGGTGTTTCTTTCCACCACCAATAATTTCTTGATTTATTCTGTTGATCGTCGTTTACTTTATGTTTTTTAATTGCAACATCAAATCCATATGGATCCATACCTATTACTGCAATATTATTTCGTGTTGCTTGTCTGCCATTTGGTCCAGGTGTTAGTTGGACGAGATATGGTAGAAAGTATTCTATACCAGCATCTCTAACAAATCCATTTGGAAAATCACCAATTCTATCCAAACCAATTGGAGTTTCAAATTCTATACGAACATATGATGATAATTCTTCCTTTTTTATATTTGGTGGTTTTTGATTCGTCAAATCATTTGTGAATACATTAAAGGTTTCTCTAAATCCATCATCTGTAAATCCAGATAAACTATTTAAATCATCTGATGCTAATTTATATTTGGTAAACCCAGGTTTTCCATCTACAACATTGGGAGGAAATGCACTATATGCTCGTTCTGTAAATTCTGAAGGATCTATAGCCTCTTCTGCATATTGAGATTGCCATGGTGGATTATTTTCTGGATTGGCATCTTCAAATGAATACACATAATGAGCATTTCTTTGAGTAATGAAAGAACCTTTACCATTTTTATCAGAATACCCTTGATCATAATATGGATGCTTTATTAATGAATTAACATTTGGATCATTACCAAAGAATATATCATATACCCATTCACCCATTGCAGAACCAGTTATACCTTTAGAACGAGCAAGTATTTCATAACGACTACCTTTCATTTCTTTTCGGGTTATGCTTTTGATATTATATAATGACAGTGATTGCTTCATTGGCCCAGTTCTACCACCAGTAATACCCGTAAATATACTTGTGCCTGGTTGTTTCGAGAAGAAGAATGCTTCTCTGTTATACCATTCTGTGTATTGATTTAACCACTTAGGAAGCAGTTGTGTGGAAACTAAATCTCTAGAGTATTTCAATAATTGAAGTTGAACATATATTGCTTTTCTCTCATTTATTGCCATTCTCTTTTGAATTTCAAGAGCAATTGGATTGAAACATACAGTATTATAGCAATCACCAGCATCAATACATCTTTTTAGTTCGCCTGGTTCATTATTGGCTTCATAATAACTATTCATTTGCCATTGATATGACCATTCGTAGTAATCTGAATATAGATTATAATAACGATAGTAATATCCATCAATCAATGATACATAATTATTGTTTACTTCAATTGGTCCAGCTGTTATATCTTGAGAACATACAGTAACAAACTCTGGTAGTGGTTCATAATTATCATAGCCAGGGCAGGAAAATTGAAATGTTTTCCAACACATTCCTTCTGGTATTGTAATATTTGGTATTTTTCCACCATTTGGATATGCAGAATATGATCCAGAATAATCTGAATTATTTCCACATGAAATATTTTGTCCAGAGTTGGTTGTTCTTTCACCATTATTTACGCCACCAAATCCTGGATAAAATTTATTAGTTGAATCTGGTGTTGTTTCTTCTGGACATTGTTGGATATGTTGAGTAATCCAGTTGTCTATACTTGCAATATATGCATCGACATTTGTGATAAAACCATCTACTTTGGATAATCTATCTTCTGTTTTTGTAATTGATATATCATAAAGATTTAAACCTCTATCAAATACATATTTAACATAATTGGATAGATCACTATTAAAATTATAAAATTTTCCTATAGATTCGTTGTATGGAGATTTTGATAAATCGTATGAGAATGTCAAACCATTTTGACTTGCTGTATCTCCTGAATTATAATTTATTATATCAGTAAATGAACCAGCCGCAACTAGTTTATATTCTTGCTCAAGTTCTGAAAAAATACCAGTCGCACCAAATAGGATATTATAGGTAGTACCACTTATTCCTTGAAATTGGTTTATCACTGCTGCATCCGCAGTTCCACCAATGACACCACCTTCTAGGCAACAAACTGCACAGCGATATACTTCCCATTTTCTTTTTATATTTTTTTGTTCTACGAATTTTTGTCTTTTTTGTCTCAACGGTTCTCTGATATTTTTATTGATTTTATGTAATATTTTTACATCTAAATCAGTCATATCATATTGTGGCTGCCATACAGTATTTGACCAACGAGAGTCGCCACTTCTTCCCAAATAATCCCACCATACTACTGCTGGATTATCTACTTTCTTACCAAATCCCATATCTGTTGAATTATATACCCATTGACCAAACGGAACATTATATCTCATGTTATCATAGAAACCAAAGACAGAATCATCACCATATCTGAATGCAGGTATTGGTAATTGTTTTGGTATGAATTTATTATTTTCATTTTTAATTAAAGTAGGACTAGTTTCAATATCATCAGAAATTAATTTATATTCTTCAATATGAGAAACTTTCTCATAATCTCTATGATAATCATAATCCACAATACCACCAGTGAATCCTTCAGTAGTATCCAAAAAATTAGAATATGGATCATTAAAATTTGGTTTTATTGCTCTGTAATATGCAGAATAAGCTTTTTGAGTATATTGTTTCATACTATCGAGTTGAGTGAGGGAAACAGCACTCCATATCTTATATGGATTTTTTTCATCATCACTCTCAAGTATAAATTGTTGAATTTTATTTTCTTCTAGAAATCCATCATCTACAAATGCGCCACCAAGTTCTGCAAAAGTAGTTAATGCTTTTTTAAATTTTCCTATTTTTATTAAATTTTCAATAGATTTAAAATTCCAACCTTGTCTATCTCTCCAGAAGAAATAATTAACAGCATTTGGATTTTCCATTGAAACTGCATAATTTGATACTTGTTGCAATAAATTTGCAAATGAATATTGTCCATGATCCTTTCCACTTGGATATGAAATTTCATTGTGCTTTAGCCATATACCGTTTTTTGTTCCTTCGATATAAATTGGTTCTAATTTTAATTGTTTTGCAATTTCATTTACTAACCCTTTTATTTCTACAGTATCACCATTATTGGTTAATGTTGATTCATTATTAGATGTTGCAATATAACCAATAAAATCTTTATAATCCTTTAAAAATGCATCTGTAAATGTACTATTAAAAATTTCTTCAGAAATGAATTCAAGACTATACACTCTAACTGGTTCTATATAATTGATTCTATCTTGTGTGGCGATATTACTAATTGCTTTTGCAGATATCACTCTAAATTTTAATTTTATTGGATCATCAATACTACGAAGTTGGAAAACTATTTCAATAGTTTCATTTCCAGTAAAATTTACAGTTTCTATTAAATTATATTCATCATATAATTTTAATGTTCCTGCCATATATGGTGTAAATATTGATTCTGTTATTTCCAATGAAAGCAATGAACTCAAACCATAGCCAGAACCAGTTAGCTTATCGTTAAAAAGAATATATTTCTTGCCATCCACCTTTGTTCCTTTATCCGTACCAGTAAGTAAACTACCAGAATCGGAATCATCAGTCTTTGGATAATTTTTATCATAAAAATTTATCTCTTGGAGAAATGATGGAAATGGGCTTGGGGTATTGTCTGTTACATTATATTCCATTGTAATTTTCTATAATATTAAATGAATAGCTCTATCTGTTGAGCTCTTCCTATGCTATTACTATTTATTGTCTTATCAAATAGGTCAACTATGTCAGAAATAAGTTCTGGCTTTATGACTTTTATATTGTATTTTGCATTTTGAATTGCAAATTCATCTTCTTGTATTGATACTTTTACTACTCCAGATGGTATAGGATTATAAAGCATATACGAATAAATAATAGTATTGTATAATGTATTCGGATCAGAAGTCACTGTTGGTTCATAAATTCCAGTTGTAACAGGAGATGCAGTAGCATCTGTTAATCCTGCTACATTAAATATTCTATATGGTGATATTATCAATGGTCCATATTTAAAATATTTCGGTGCAGTTATATATGGTTCTTTTTTCAATATGTTAATGACAATTAAAATACCATTTTCATCTTCTACTGGTCTATATTTACCATTTGAATTTAATCTTAAAATTATAGCCTTTGACGAAGGTAACATAGAGTTAATAAAATCTATTGAATGAAAATATCTTAATTCTCTATTTATACTAGTAATCATTCCATAAGTTGTAACATCAATAGAGGCTATATTGGGTACACCACTTGGCGTTGTTATAATGGCACTCATTATAATGTCACCCTCTTGTAATTTATTAATATTTACTGTATAATATACAAAACCACTATATCTTGAGTTTAGATTTAGTTTAAATGTATCATAATTAACAGGCCAATCTAAACTGGGATTTACTGTTTGATTTGCCATGAATAATAACCAAGAAAATTCTGGATTACTATAATATTCATATGCTAGTATTTCTGCTTTTTTGCCTTCACCATTAACTATATTAATGAATATATTTGAATTTTGAAGGCTTTCTTGGGAAAAAGATACCTTTCTAAAAATATCAACAACTGGTAAAGTTTGATTGTTTGAAAATTTATAATCTATTTTTGGAAATTTATTAAAATACATATTATCCTAATCCTACTGCTCTTCCTATTGCTTGTCCTGCATTCAGTCCAGATTTTGCTAAACCGCCGAGAGTGTAAAATGCAGTTGATCTATTGATTATATCATTTGTAAATGGCATAGAAGAACGCATTGCTGGTTCTAACTCAATAAAACTTAAAATTATAGTTTGTGCTAAAGGTTTTAACTTACCACCATTAGAAATTGCATAAGAATCTTGAAATGCTGATTTATTGACTGTTACTTTATCTAATAATGATAATTGGGGTTGACCAGTCCATGCTCTATCGTTTTGAAGATCATCAATTGCTCCCATACCAAATGACCACATCGGGGGATGATTGATTTTTTTACTTATTGAAGCCAATCTAGCAGTTGGTAAACTTAATGCTTCAAAGGCATCAGCTATATCTGATGCAGCTTGAGCATCTTCTTCGGTTCTTGCTGGTAATACTAATTTAAATGTAAATACTCTTTTATTTACACCGATAAATTTAGTATCAGACATATCCATATCTACACTTACACCTATACCGATAGAATTCAAAAAAGCATCAGGCCAACCAGCAAACCAAGAAAGTGGTTCCATCAATCCATCCATTGGATCTGCTTCTGTGAGAGTTTCCGTGACTCCAAGTTTTGTATTGTATTCCACATCAGTTATTGTGGCAAATTCTCTGGGTGCTGGTACTTGAATAACTCTAAGCATTGGGGCCCCAACGACACTAGTAACCGCTCGAAGTAGTGAATTATTTGAATACTCATAGCAATAAAATTTCAACCACAGAGGTATTTGACCTCGTAATTCTGGACTTGCTGGAAAAATTTGTGTGATCATAGCATTTTTCTATACCTATTCTAATATATAGTAATATGGCATACAAGACAAAATATACACCAGAGAACCCTTCAAAGTATATAGGTAATATAAAAATAATTTCATGCCGTTCTTTATGGGAAAGAAAATTTTGTAAATATTTAGATACAAATAAAAATATAATACGCTGGGCATTTGAATCTTTAAAGATACCGTATTTATCTCCTATTGATAATAAGATGCATAATTATATACCAGATTTTATCATAGAAACTAAAGATAAAAGTGGAACTATAGAAACCATAATAATAGAAATTAAACCAAAAAAACAAACAAAAGAACCAAAACTGGGTAAAAAGAAAAAAAATACATTTCTTCAAGAAAGCATGGTATACAAAATCAATGAAGCAAAATGGAAATCTGCTTCAAATTTTTGTAAAGATAAAAATATAAAATTTAAAATACTAACGGAAGAGGATTTGTTTTAATGGACAGAACCGCAAATACAATAACCAATTTTAGACAAAGAGTTCTAGATAATAAAGGTATTCAACAAGTATCTAGATATAAATGTACATTTGTTGATCCTAGTTTACAACCAATATTCTGTTATCCAGAATCTGTAACTTTACCACAAAGATCATTCGTTCAAGTTCCATTTTCATATTGGGGCCCAACAGAACAAATACCAATTCGTAGAGAATATGGCGAATGTGCAATGACCTTTATAATATATCAAGATTGGTATGAAAGAAGATACTTTGAGAGATGGATGGATATGGTTATTCCCGTAACAGCTACAGAACCATCTAGTGTTGATGGTATTGGTATTCTAAAGGCACTTGTTCCATTCTTTAGTAATCCATTTAGTAGTGAAGTATCTGCGAATCAATATTCTGATTATTCAAATACGAGAGATAAACAATTAGGTACTATATTAGTATCTACATTGGATGCATCTGACAATAGTCAAGAAACTTGTGCAGTTTTAATGCAAGATGCATATCCTGTTTCAATAACACCAACTTCACTTTCATCGGAATCCACTGGATATGGAACATTTGTAGTTGTGTTTGCATTCAAACAATATAAATTTTTCTAAAATATGGAGTTATTATGACACTAGTAGATTTATTAAAAAAAACATCACCAAAATATCAAACAAAAATACCATCAACTAATAAAACTGTATGGTTTAGGCCATTTATTGTAAAAGAAGAAAAAATGCTACTTATAGCACAGGAAACAGGAAAGGAAAATGAAATCCATCAAGCAATAGTATCAATTGTAAATGAATGCTATGAAGGATTACCCGATGCTGCCACTCTTCCAATTTTTGATTTAGAATATCTTTTTATTAAATTAAGATCTAAATCTGTACTGGAAGTAGTCACACCGATATTAGAATGTCCTGTAACTAAACAAAATGTAAAACTGGTTATCAATCTCGAAGATATAAAAGTAAAGACATTTGATAATCATTTTACTGAGTTAAAAATTTCAAATGAACTAATGATTAAAATGAAATACCCTAGCATTTCATTGTTTATTGAAAATGAAGTCGAGAGTATGCAACTATTAGATTTTTATGATTTAGCAGTTTCTTGCATTGATTATATTGATACTCCCGATCAAAGAATAATGGCAAAGGATTCTACTAGTGAGGAATTAAAAGATTTTGTGGATAATATGACAAAAATTCAATTTGATCAAATAATCAAATTTTTTGCAACAATGCCCAGAATAGAACATGAAGTTAGTTATAAAACATCAGATGGAGTAGAACGAAGTATAATTCTAAAAGGAATTAAAGATTTTTTCGGATAAGCCTCAGCCACATATCACTTGGTTCATATTTTGAACTAGTATTCAAGATGATTCATCTTTACAAGTATTCTTTGACCGAGATGGAAAGTCTAATACCTTGGGAAAGAGACATGTATGTGGAACTACTGAGGGAGCACATAGAAAATGAAAATAATAGATTGGCCAATAAGAAAAATGATATGTCATTACAAACAGGAAAGAGATATAGATGATCGAAAATAAAAATTTAGACAGTTTGAAAAATGAAATTTTAAATATTTTTTCTAACTCTCTATCTTTGCGTTCACAGTCGAACATTCAGCCTTCTAGTCTAGATCTCGTTAACAATGGTGTATCGACTTCTGAATCTGGATCTGGATTGGTATCTGGTGGATCTGATAAAAATGTAAATATCAATATAAATTTAGATCAACGAAACAACTATTCGTCAGCACCTATTAAATTAATAGATGGTGGAAAAAATTATAGTATTAATATAAAAAAAAACGATGAGATAGATATCACCAAAAATATATTAGGTGGAGAAGAATCTACATTTTATAAAATTGACGATCAATTAAAACATATTAATAGTGGTATATCTAATGTGATTAATTTTAATCCCGTTGAATTCCACGGAATTAAAAAGATTGTCAATCCAGAAAATATAATAAATAATCAAAAAATAGAAACAAGAAATAATAATATTAGTTCTTCTGTAGATACTGTATCTTCTACTCCATCTGTAGTCGATACTACACATATACAATCACATCTACTTTATAATAATAAATACCAATTAAAACCCAATATCAATTATATTTCAAATTACTTGAACGACTCATATGGTTTGGATGTTCATCCGACCACTAGTAGTGATACTAAACAATTTGACAATACATCAAATGAATATAGTATGTCATTTATTACAAAATATCCATATGATTTCATAACAAATGGTTCGTCTTTAATAATTGATAATGAAAATTCCAACATAAAATATACAGATAATATTGTACAAAATCATATTTTGCGATCACATGCAAAACATAATAAAAATTATAATAATAGAATATTAAATAATAATACACCTATAAACATCAATAGTAATTATAGATCTTCTGACAATATAGAATCTAATCTAACTTCCTTAACCAATAGTGGTATAGGAA